GTTGATATATGTGCGGATATAGTCAAGCAGGCTCAGGAAAACGCTAACCAAGCTCCGCCTAAGCACCCGCAGGTGCAGACGGGCACGCTCAGGCGTTCAATTACCCTTGATGTTGATAAGAAGAAACTGGAGGGTAAGGTTGGGATTATGAAGGGTAAGCTCGAAGGCGATAAAGCGCTAATTTATGCCCCTTTTGTGGAGTTTGGTAGTGCTACCCGTCCACCATATCCTTACCTCTTCCCAGCGGCTGAGGCGGTAACAAAGAAGGCCAAGGACTATTTCAGATGATAAATGCAATAGCTACGGCGATTTACAACATATTAAAGGCAGATGTGACCTTGATGACAGCTCTGGGTGGGGTAGCTGGTAATGGCTACAAGACTTACCATGTCATAGCACCGCAGACAGCCGTGTTACCTTACGAGACATTCGGATTGCTTTCTGATAGCCCGCTTGGTGACTTCGATAGTCAAGTGACAATCGAGGATACTACTTGGTGGCTGAATGTCTTTTCTAGCACTGGGAGCAAGGATGCTGGACTTATCGCTGGTTATGTGATGGCCGTATTAGACAACGCATCTCTGACAGTAGCGTTATATAACCCTTTAGATTGTGAGCGTGAATTCATAGGTAGCCCGATTTATGACCCAGAGACGGGAGTTTACCAGATACCGATGAGGTATCGTATTCGGGTCAATAAGATTTAGGGAGGTTTACAATGGCGAGCACGAAGGTTGTTGGCACAGCGGGGGAGGTTCAAGTTCCTACGGCAACTGCAATCCATGGCATTAAGTCATGGACGGTCGATTTAATATTTGACGTAGGCGAGACCACATCATTCGATGACGTGGGAGTTAAGGCATTTCTACCAACGGTAAATGGATGGAGTGGGACGTTCGAGGGCTATAAAGTCGGAGCCCCTCTTACTATTGGGGCAGCGACGACCATTACCCTTGAGGAAACGGCCACAGCCACACAGCAATATGTTGGAGCTTGTATCATCACTGGGTTGCATAGTTCAACTGCCCATGATGGCATAGTAAGCGAAGCCTATGACTTCCAGGGTACAGCAGGATTAACCATACCGACAGCATAAAGGAGGCTTACAATGAGTACAAAGTATGCAGGAAATGCAGGAGAAGTCGAAGTCCCAGCGGCGGGAGGAATTACAGGCATTAAGTCGTGGACATTAGATTACATTTATGACGTAGGCGAGACCACATCGTTCGACGATGTAGGGGTCAAGGCATTTCTACCTTTGGGAAGTGGATGGTCTGGGACTTTTGAGGGTTACAAAACTGGGGTTCCTATCACTATCGGTTCTGTCACTGACATCGTTCTCAAGGAGACGCAGACATTAAACCAAGACTGGACTGGTGCTTGTATCATTACTGGTCTACATGCCGCAACGGGGCACGATGGCATAGTAACCTATGCCTATGACTATCAGGGCACAGGAGCTTTGACTATACCGATAGCATAAACTAAATAGAAGGAGGAGAAGATGGAACTTACAGGGGAAATAGGCAAACTTGTCATTGACGGGGTGCAGGTGGGTGGCCTTCGGGGTTGGACGGTGTTCGTCGAAACCAAGCCGCCCATCCGCAGTTGGGTTACAGCTGCGGGATTCTGGATGCGGCGAATAATCGAAACCGATAAGGTAGAAGCATCGTTTTATAGGAAAACTGAAAGCGGTGAGCTAAAACTGGTCTACGAAAGTATGGCCACTATTAAACTCCCGAAAAGTTATCCGTTTGATGTGGTAGTACCCGAAGTAGTCAAGTTGACCTTTGATGTGGATTTTGACTGGCGAGAAATGTGAAGAACAGTACTGAGGGCGTCGCTTACTTGTTGCGGAAGACCAGTATGACGCTTATGGAAATCCGTGAGTTGGAACTAGGTCAGTTCAGGGAACTGTTTGAAGAAGTAAAATATCAGGAATCGGTAGATGAATACCAACGGGGTATGTATGTGGCAAGTTTAATAGCAGCTATCGCTAACAGTGTGCCCAGGAGGTCGCCCAAAATGTATAAGGCAAGCGACTTCCTGAACTGGAGAGAGCCTCAGCGAGGTCAACAGATAAAGGATACTGGGATAGCATTGGAATCGTTGGCCGCAAAAGCAGGAATTGATATGCCAAAAGGAGGATAAAAATGAAAAAGGATATACTGGCAACACCGAAGGGCAAGACTTTCAAATTGGCGGACGGAAAGGAATACACATTGTCGCCGTTCAATCTGAACACTTTGGCCAATCTTGAGGAGGCATTTGATTGTGAGCTGGAGGAATTGGAGAGCAAGTTGAAAAAGCACTCTGCCACTGCCTTCCGAAAGCTCCTCCTTGTACTACTTTTGGAGGACTATCCTGACTTGACACTGATTGATGTTGGGAAACTGGTTTCACTCGACAAGATGACCGATATAGTGGCGGAATTAACCATCGCTCTCGGAGAACTGAAGGTGTAATATGGCGAATGTAATTGGGGAGTTCGTAGCAAAAATCGGCGCTGATATGGCTGGCTTCGAGAAGGGTATCGATTCTGCTGATAAAAAGATGGGCGGGTTCGCTTCTAATTTCGCCAAACACAGGAAAGCTATAGGCATGGGAATGACCGCCATGGGTGGTGCTATAGTCGCTGGGCTCGGACTAGCCGTGAAATCTGCTGCAGACTTTGAAGCGGGGATGCGTGAAGTCAACACTATGATGGGGTTGGGGCAGGTAGAGTTTGAAACATTTTCTAAGGATGTGCTTCAACTTTCTAATGATATGGGTATCAATGCGGTGGAATCGACGAAGGCACTCTATCAGGCTATATCTGCTGGAGTCCCAAAAGAGAATGTATTGACATTTATGGAGGTCGCCTCGAAGGCTGCCATAGGTGGTGTCACCGATACCGAAACAGCCGTTGATGGGCTGACTACTGTATTAAACGCCTTTAAGATACCCATGGAAGATGCTCAGAAGGTAGCGGATATAATGTTCACCACTGTTAAAGGTGGTAAGACGACATTTGAGGAGTTGGCTGCTTCAATGTTCCAAGTAGCACCAATAGCTTCAGCTTCTGGGATATCGTTTGATGAAGTCTCGGCCGCTCTTGCTACAATGACCAAGCAGGGCTTTCCTACGGCGCAAGCTACAACTGCCATTAGACAGGCTATAGTCCAGCTACAGAAGCCAACCGCTGACATGACTAAAATGCTAGATTCCCTCGGTTATGAATCAGGAGAAGCGATGATAGCGGAACTGGGCTTTGGTAAGGCTCTTGATACGCTACGAGAAGCGACAGGTGGCAGTAATGAGATGTTAATGAAAATGTTCGGGTCGGTCGAGGCTGGAGGTGCTGTCCTTGCTCTTACAGGGGAGAATGCTAAGACTTACACCGCCGACCTTAATGCCATGAAACATGCTTCAGATGGTGCTGGTGCTTCACAGGAGGCATTTAATGAGATTGAAAAAGGAGCTGCTAGACAGTTCGAGAAGGCAAAGGAAAGTATAAAGGCAGTCGCTATCGAGATAGGTGGGACTCTCCTACCGCAGCTAACGCCTTTAATTGAGCAAGTGGGAGCCGTTGTTGGCAAGGTATCTGCATGGATGTCGGCTAATCCTGAACTGACAGGCACTATTGTTAAGGTAATAGCTGTTGTTGGTGGACTTCTGGTTGTCATCGGTCCCCTCTTGTTGGTATTACCTACTATCATTAGTTTGATGCCCATTCTCGGCGCTGCTTTTGCGGCATTACTTGGGCCGGTCGGGTTGGTTATATTAGCAGTAGGAGCGTGGACTGCGGCTGGAATAGCCTTATATCAGAATTGGGATATTATAATGACAGGAATAGAGGTATTAACAGCCAGAGTTGTTAATAATATTGTTGGTTTTATTAATAATATGATTGACGCAATAAACCTTCTTCCAGGAGTCGATATCGGCAAGATTGGTTTGATGGCAGAGCCAACAATTAAAGTTACTGGCGTTTCGCAGAAAACTAGAGATATACAAGCTGAGACACCGCCTAAGATGCACGGCGGAGGTATAGTCCCTGGGCGCCCTGGTCAGGAAGTGCCTATACTAGCAGAGGCTGGGGAGATTGTTTCACCAGTAGTGGGAGCAGGTGGCATAACCATTATTCAGAATATAGAAGGTAGCGTAATATCTGAAAGAGAACTTGGCGAAATCGCACAGCGAGAACTGGTGAGACTGGGTCGACTGGATTACACGGCGGGTATACCATAAGTCGACTAGACTCTTCGAGGAGATTATATGGCGTGGTTAGGTACATGGGCTAATAGAATAGAACTCGATCTTGATAATACCAATATCGATAGTGATTTAACTCACTTCCCTATACTCATTAAACTCGGAACTAATGTAGGGCAGGATGGGCAAGACCTCACGAAGGTATTTGCTGAGGTAGGCGCTTCGAACCTCAAGATAGCTGTTACCGACGAAGATGGAGTTACCCAGCTTTATGTAGAAGTAGAACAGTGGGATACTGTTACCCCTGTAGCCTATCTGTGGGCTAGTAGTTCTACATTCGTCTTACATTCTAACCGCCCTACGAAGATATACCTTTATTACGATAGCACTCAGGACGACAATTCTACTTATGTTGGAGTCCCTAATAGTGCAGTTGCGGAGAATGTCTGGGATGCTAACTATGTTTATGTCGACCACATGAGAGATGACCCAGACAACCAGCATACTAAAGACAGCACGACCAATGATAATGATGGGACTAAAGGAGCAGCGGGAGAGCCTGCGCAGACTACGGGCAAAATAGGGCATGGGCAGGACTATGATGGTGTTAATGATATCTTAACTGTTGCCGATGCCGCTTCGATTCAGAATGTATGTAACAGTGGCGGGACAGTAGAAGCAATAATTAACCCAGCATCTGATGGGGAAGGAAATACAGGTCAAATAGCCAACAAATTAGATTGGCGATTCTACGTGGAACAGGAGTCGGCTTCAAAGGTAAAGTTAGGTTTCTACCGAAGCTGGTCTGTAATATCCGGCGAATGGGAAACAGGGCTTGATGTTGACTTGAATGAGTTCACCTATGTAGCCGCTAGTTATGACGATGATGCTGTCACAAATGACCCAATTATATATGTGGCAGGAGAACCCGTAGCAGTAACCGAAACAGGCATACCAGAAGGTGTTAGGGTAACTGATGTCGGTGATAATCTAATTGTGGGTAATCTTGCACCGACAAATCTCACTTTTGATGGCGTGATTGATGAAGTTCGTGTCTCCGATACTTCACGTTCTGCCTCTTGGATTAAAGCCACATACAACACATGCTGGGATAATCTTTTAACTTATGACTTCTGTGGAGATTGGCTACAGAGTTGGAAGCAACGCATCGCCATTACTATTGACCACACGCTAATAGATTCCGACCTGACCCACTTCCCAGTAATGATAAGGATTAGTCCAAAGACAGGGGCTAATGAGCAAGACTTAACCAGGGTATTTGACGAAGTAGGAGTTGAAGACCAGAAGATAGCCGTTACTGACGATACTGGTGTTAGTCAATTATACGTGGAAGTGGAGAAATGGGACTCTACAAACGAAGAAGCCATACTTTGGGTGAGCCGCGCCGATTGGGTTATCAGTTCTACCGTTGATACGGTTATCTATCTCTATTATGATGCCGATAAAGACGACAATACTTATTATGTGGATGTGCCGAATTCTACTCCTGCGGAGCGGGTATGGAACTCTGATTATGTTCTTGTAGACCACATGCAGGACGGGGCTGATAACGCTCATACTAGAGACTCAACCAGCAACAATAATGATGGGACTAAACTTGGAGCGAATGAGCCCGTTGAAGCTACGGGTAAGATAGGAGAAGCTCAGGACTTCGATGGAGTTGATGACCTTATAACTATTAACGCCGGCTCAGAGTCAGACTTTGGAACTGGAGATTTCTCTGTCTCGCTATGGGTCAATGCTGATGTTGGTAAGACTGGTATTACCTATGATTTCTTTGGTAGCGATGCTGGTAATTTTCTTTTGCATAAATCAGCAGGTAATGGACTGCATTATTCCGATGGAACAGACTGGCCTGGATTCGGGGGTTCAGCAGTTTTGGGGACTTGGGTCAAGTATGACATTGTCAGGATAAGTGGGACTTTCATCACCTATACAAATGGTTCTCCAGTTGGAAGTGCAGCATATAACTGGGATGTTGATTTTGATGCCAATAACTACGAAATAGGTTCTGCTCTTGGATACAACAGAGAGTTCGCTGGTTATATCGATGAGGTTAGAGTCAAGAGCATGGGGAATACCGCGGCATGGATTAAAGCTACTTATAATAGTGAAGCAGATAACTTAATCACCTTCGCCACCGAGACAGATACATGGAAGGCTGGCTGGGATAATAGAATAAAGATAACAATAGACCACACCAAGATTGATGAAGCGCTTGAATGGTTTCCACTAATGATAAGAATCAGCGCTAGTTGTGGTGCTTCCTCTCAGGATATGACCAGAGTGTTTGATGAACTTGGAGTGGAAGACCTCAAGATAGCCGTTACCGAGGCTGACGGTGTAACTGACTTATATGTTGAAGTTGAAAAGTGGGACTCTACGACAGAAGAGGCGATATTATGGGTTTCAAGGGATGGCTTCTTCCTCAGCTCAATCGTTGATACTATCTTGTATCTCTACTATGATGCTGACCATGCTGATAATGTCTCTTATGTAGCCGTGCCAGGAAGCCGAACTGAAGTCTGGGATGCTAACTTTATTCTTATCGACCATTTACGAGACGACCCTGATGTTGGTCATACAATGGATAGCACCAGCAATAATATCGACGGCACTAAGAAAGGGAATAATGAACCGATTGAAACGACTGGTAAAATTGGTAAAGCGCAAGATTTAGATGGGAGCGATGATTACGTAAGCTATGCCAACACCATAACCAATTTAGGGGATGTTCTAACCGTAGAGGCTATCATTAAGACGGATGACGATACGGCTCGGCAGACTATCCTTGGAGGCGATAACGAAGCCGCCATCTGGATATTCGAGATTTGCGCTGACGTTTCGGGAGGATTAGGGCGCTTTGAAGTTACGATACCAGGAGTCTGGATTGCCAAGTCTAATGACTATTTAATTGACCAAGATAATTGGTATCATCTGGCATATACTCGTTCTGCTGCTGCTATCGGAGCCAACCTTTTGTA